TAGATGTTAAGTATTACAAGCTGTATGGCGAGAAACCTATGTTTTATTCCGTGGAATACCTGAAACAAACGTCGATAAAAGAATTATTGGAAAGAGATATATGGAGAAAGGATTTGAGTGTAAGGAGAGATATAGATGTGTGACCATAGATATCAAGTGTTAGATAGTAAGGCTACTTCTTTTTATTCTGATGATAAGCAATTTATTCAAGAGGTATCAGCTACTTTCTATTGCGAGAAGTGTCTTGATATTACACAGCGAGAACAAAGGATTAGTAAAGGCTACTGTAATGTAAAAGATAACCGTAAACAAAGTGGTGGGACAATTAAAAGTGTAGGTACTGTAACTCATAGAAGTTATTGCTAATTGTGAGGTGAGTAACATTGACTAACTTCTATAAAACAAAACGATGGAAGAACAAGAGAATCAATATATTAAAGCGTGACACATACCAATGCCAGGAGTGCAAACGATACGGTAAGAACAAAGAAGCGACAACAGTACATCATATCCATCCATTAAGGAATAGACCGGAGCTAAGACTTACAACAAGTAATCTGGTTAGCCTGTGTGGAAGATGCCATGATAAGATGCATGACCGAGTGAGTGATGAGTTAACGGAGTTGGGTATACAATGGGTAGAGCGAATGGAAAGGATGAAGAAAGATGGAATGTAAGGGTAAGTTATTAACTGAAGAGCAAGTAGATAAGTTGCAATTTATGATTCATAACTACTATAAGAAGGGTATGGATATTTGTTCATGTGATGTGGAACGAGTGTTAGGAAGAACAGAGATGGGACTAACTAAACTAGAACTGGCAATTGTTATTGGTTCATTCGTTGAATCATTAGGAACTGAAGGGCTTGAGAACTGTGTGGATGAACATACATTAAAACGATTGGATGAAGAAGCTGGAAAGATAAATTATAATTCATCACCGAAACAAATGTATGAAGCTGGAATAAGTGCGGTTAATAAAATCATTCAAGGAATATTAAAAGAAGAACAATCCCCCCCACTTAAAAAATAATTCAAAAGGTCTAATGGGGACCGAGAGGGGGAGCTTTTTCCAATAGAGCGACCATATTTTTTTTAGAAAGGGGGTGTGGTACTCGGAATGAATAAGGCAGCTAGAGAAAAATTAAAAAAAACAGTAGTCGCTAATATGAAGCATTTAGGTATTTACCGAGATGATTTTGACCATACGATTGATATTTATGTTGGTATGTTGGCGCAATATCAAGCTTTTGAAACACAATTCGAGGAATCGGGTTTTAAAATAACAGATTCGTATACAAATAAAGCCGGTGCTACAAATGAAAGGAAAACCCCGATCTATACAGCTATGGAAGCCTTGCGGAAAGATCTGGCAAACTATTCGAATCTGTTATGTCTGAATCCAAAAACATATGAACGAGTCAAACGTCCAGAAGTACCAATTCGTAAAAAAGAAAACGAAAAACCAAAATCAAAATTAGTACAAGCATTGAGTGATAGTTCATGAGTAAATACGAAAATTATGATTTAGTTATGGAATATACATCTTCAATTGTGGAAGGTAGAAAACTAGCAAATAAAGAGCAAATACAAGGTTGTGAGCGTTTTTTAAGAGATTTAGAAAATCCGAATTATGATTTCAATCCTAAAGATGCTGAATTTGTTATAGCAATCATTGAAAAAACATTTGTACATGCTCAAGGCGAAAAATTAGACGGAACTCCATTGAGGGGTACGCCTTTTTTATTGGAACCATTTCATAAATACCAGGTTTATAACTTATTAGGCTTTTATCATAAAGGCAAGAAGATTAGGCGCTTTAAAGAAGCGTTTATTTATATTCCAAGGAAAAATATAAAAACTTCTTTTGCCGCAGCGCTTGCTTGGGCATTGGGACTTTTACACCGAAAATCTGGAAGTAAAGTTTATATTACTTCAGCAGCGTTAAAACAATCGCTTGAGAGCTTTAATTTCATTAACTTCAACCTTGGTCAAATGGGTGAGAAAGAGAATTTTCGAGTTATTGATAATAACCAGGAACATTCTATCTCTGGTGATTTAGGTGACGGCTCTATCTTCATTCAAGCATTAGCAGCCAATCCCGATAAACAGGACTCATTAAACTGTAACATTGGGATTGCAGATGAATTACATGCTTATAAATCACCAAAACAATACAATATTATCAAAGAAGCCATGAAAGCTTACACAAATAAGCTGATGATTGGTATTACAACAGCTGGAGATAACATGACAAGCTTCTGTTATCAGCGCCTACAGTATTGCAAAAAGATACTCGATGGCACTGTGAAAGACGAGGCCTATTTTGTGTTTATTGCAAAGGCTGATGAAGATGAGAAAGGAAATGTGGACTATACAAACCCAATCGAACATCAAAAAGCAAATCCTGCATATGGTATTTCGATTCGTCCCGATGATATTTTAAACGATGCTCTACAGGCGCAGAATGATCCGCAGCAAAGAAAAGATTTTCTAGCGAAATCATTAAACATTTATACTTCAGCAATTCGTGCTTATTTCAACTTGGATGAATTTAAAGCTTCTGATAGAAAGCATAAATGGACACTTGAAGAGTTAGCTAAATTGAAAATTGATTGGTTTGGCGGTGCCGATCTTTCGAAGATGCACGATTTAACAGCAGCGGCTTTGTATGGAAATTATAAAGGAGTAGATATTGTTATTCCTCATGCTTGGTTTCCAATTGTAGCAGCTACGCAAAAGGCAGAAGAAGACAATATCCCTCTATTTGGTTGGAAAGATGATGGTTGGTTGACAATGTGTAATACACCAACTGTAAATCATTCTGATAGTGTGAATTGGTTTATAGCTATGAAGAAAAAAGGATTCAAAATTAAGCAAGTTGGTTTTGATAGGAAGTTCAGTCGTGAATTTTTCCTTGAAATGAAAAAGAAAGGTTTTCCTATGGTTGACCAACCGCAATATTTCCACAAAAAATCTGAGGGGTTCAGACGTATTGAGAAGAAAACGAAGGATGGTCAGTTTTATTATTTACATTCGCAGGCTTTTGAATATTGTGTACAAAACGTTGCAGCAATAGAAAAAACTGATGACATGATCCAATACGAAAAGGTTATGCCAAACCAACGCATTGATATCTTTGATGCGGCTGTTTTTGGTGCAATTCGTATGCTTGAAAACTTTGAAAAGGCTGTCGATGCTTCAACATGGTTAAGTAATTAATTTATAGAAAGGAGGTGTGAACTTTGGCGTTTTGGAGAAAAAAAAAGACACGTTCAGCTATTACAATTCCAATAGCGGTTGGTGATGTTGAAACGGTTGGTTATACAAGGCTTTCAGACAATCCAGACGTTTTAATTGCCGTAGATAAAGTTGCTGATTTGGTTTCAAATATGACCATTCATCTCATGGAAAATACAGATGAAGGCGACAAACGTTTGCGAAATCAGTTATCACGAAAGATAGACATTGAACCGCATCGAAATATGACACGTAAAAGTTGGATTTATAAGATTGTTAGCGACTTATTACTTCATGGTGATGGTAATTCTATCGTCCACATTGGGATGGATCCAAAAACGACTTATATTGACGATTTAACACCATTTCAAATGCAAGCTGTGAGCTATGAAGATGTGGAGGGCAACTACCTCATCAACTTCAACGGCATAACATACACGCCAGACGAGGTAATTCATTTTGTAATTAATCCTCATCCAAATTATCCGTATCGTGGTACGGGATATCGGGTGGCTCTAAAAGAAATCGTGAAAAACTTAAATCAAGCTACTAAAACGAAAAATAACTTTATGAGCGGCAAATATATGCCATCACTCATTATTTCTGTGGATGCTATGACAGAAGAGCTGTCGAGCAAAGCAGGACGAGATAGCATTATGGAAAAATATTTTTCGGAAACAGAAGGTGGAAAGCCTTGGATTATTCCAGCTAATTTAATGAATGTTGAACAAGTTAAACCATTATCACTAAAGGATATTGCCATTAATGAAGGCGTTGAATTAGATAAGAAAACTGTTGCTGGACTCTTTGGGATTCCGGCTTTTTTCTTAGGTGTTGGTGATTTTAACAAAGAAGAATACAACAATTTCATTAATACACGTATTTTTTCAATAGGACAAGTCATAGCTCAAACATTAACACGTGATTTGCTACTTAGTCCGAATTGGTTTTTTCGTTTAAATCCGCGAAGCTTGTATTCTTACAATTTAAGCGAAATGGTGGAAGCCGGAACACAAATGGTTGACCGAAACGCAATGAGAAGAAATGAGTTGCGTGATTGGGTTGGCTTAGATCCTGATGCTGAGATGCAAGAACTTATCATATTAGAAAACTATATTCCAGCTAATAAGATTGGTAGCCAAAACAAACTGAAGGGAGGTGAGAACGATGAATAAACGTCATATGCACTTTACGTCAGAATTAAAAACTAGAGATAGTGAAAACGAAAATGAAGCAGTGATTGAGGGATATTTTGTTGTCTATAATCAAGAAACTGAATTATGGCCAGGAGCATTTGAAGAAGTGGCTCCAGGAGCATTTGAAAATAGTTTACGTAACAATGACATTATGTGCCTGGATAATCATGATTCAAGAATGGTTTTAGCTAGTTTTGGTAGTGACACACTTGAATTAAAGTCCGATAATCACGGTTTATGGGGAAAAGCAATTATCGACTTAGAAGATCCGAACGCAAAAAGTGCGTATCGTAAAGTACAGACTGGGAAAGTGCGTGGTTGTTCATTTGGTTTTTATCCAACAAAAGAAGAGCAAATCACACGTGATGATGGAACGATGAAATGGAGAATCACTGAAGCTGAATTACATGAGGTTTCCATTACAGCATTTCCGGCATATCCACAAACGGATATTATGGCCCGACAAAAAGACGTTGAGACTATTAAGAAACAAAGGTTAGAACAAAGAAAAAAACAATTAAAGGAGCGATTAACCAATGCCTAATCCAGTATTAATTGGTGCGAAATTAAATATGAAGCGTAATTCTCTAACAACTGTGGAGGGAAAACTAACCGAATTATTTGCAAAACGTAGTGAGTTAGAAGCTTCCATTGATGGAATTGAAAATGAGGAAGATTTAACGGCAATTGAAGCGAGCGTCAAAGAAAATGATGATGCTATTACCACTTCTGAAGAGGAAAAAACAAAGTTAACCGAAGAAATTGAAGAACTTGAAAAAGAATTAGAAGCATCTAATCGTAGATCACCAAACAAAGGAGCGAGACGTAATATGCCAAAACAAACTGAAACACGCGAAGCAATTAATGCTTATGTGCGTAGTAAAGACCAAACGCGCGCTGGGTTCACATCTGTGGAAGGTGGAGCATTAATTCCAGAAGAGTTGCTAGCGCCAAAGAAAGAACTTGTTGATACAGTTGATTTAACACAATATATTCGTACAGTTCCGGTTAACCGTGGTTCTGGTAAATATCCAATCATCAAGAAATCAAACGGAAAAATGGTTTCTGTTGCAGAACTTGCACAAAACCCTGAGCTTGCAAAGCCTACTTTTGCAGAAGTAACATATGATATCGCAACATACCGTGGTTATATTTCTGTTTCTCAAGAAGTAATTGATGATGCAGACTATGATATCACTGGTTTAATTGCAGAAGATATTAAAGATCAAGATTTAAATACAAAGAATGCTAAAATCGCAGCTATTTTCAAATCAGCGCCAGCTAAAGCTGTAACTGGATTAGATGGAATTATAACTTTATTCAACAAAGGATTTAAAAATGTGTACACTGTAAAAGCCTATGTATCACGTTCATTATTTAATGTATTAGACTTACTGAAAGATAAAAATGGTCGCTATTTATTACAAGATGACATTACTGTTGCATCAGGTAAACGCATTAAAGGTAAAGAAGTTGTTGTTTTAGATGATGATATCATTGGAACTAAAGATGGTGACTTAGTTGGTTTCGTAGGCGATGCTAAAGAATTTTGCACTCTGTTCAATCGCAAACAAGCTTCTGTTAAATGGATTGATAATGACATTTACGGCCAATTATTAGCTGGTTTTGTACGCTTTGATGTTAAAGCGGTTGATACAAAAGCTGGTTACTACATCACATTTACACCAGATGTGCCAGCGGGAGCATAAAGAAAGGGTGATTATGAATGGCTAAGTATGAAGTCTTAAAAGATTTTACGGACTTACAAGAGAATAATCACATTTATCGAAAGGGAGATCATTACCCTCACAAGGGGCAAGGTAAGAAAAAACGAATTGAAGAACTTTCGGGAAGCGAGAACCTTAGAGGTGAGTCTTTAATCAAGGAATTAGAAGGCAATGAATGAGCAAGTAAAAAATACTCTATTAACTTTATTAAAACTTGATTTAGGCATCACTCATAATTTGAGGGATGCTTATTTTAATAATATATTAGTGAGTTCAAAAAATGAGATTGAGAGAACCGGAGTTGTATTAGATTTTGAAAGTATCGATGACCAAATGCTCACAGTTGATTATGCAGCATGGTCATACCGTAACCGCCAAGAAGATACTCCTTTATCTCGAAATTTACAGTTTAGGATTAACAATAGGATTATTAAGAAGGCAGGGATTACAAATGCCGTCACTTAAATCAAGTGTAGGGAATTCAAAGCGCATATCACTAGATGATGTGTGCTTTTTGATTTCCGTTGAAACTGAAAAAGATGAACTAGGACAAGTAATTGGTACAAATGAAACAGAAAGACAGATTTTTTGTTCGGAACTAAGCATTAGTCAATCTGAATTTTATTCAGCAGGACAGCTTAATCGTAAACCGCAAATTATGCTGATTGTTGACTCTGATGAGTATGATAAGGAAGGTAAGGTAAAATATGAGGAAACGAAATACAATATTTATCGTTCCTTTATGAGATCAGATGGCTTCACAGAATTATATTGTGAGGTGAATATTGGTGGCTAATATTGATGATTTATCAAATGAAATTGCTAGAGAACTACAAAGATATGCAAATGTTGTGGAAGAAGACCTGGAAGTTGCAAAAGAAGAAGTTTCAAATAACCTTGTCCAGGAGCTAAAACAAGAAAGCCCTAAAAAAACAGGTAAGTATAGCAAAGGTTGGCGTAAGAAAAAAGATGGTAATGCAATCATTGTTTATAATGCATTAAAGCCACAACTTACACATTTGCTGGAGAAAGGACATGCAAAAGCTGGCGGCGGACGTGTACCACCAGCTAAAGTTCATATTGCTCCAGCTGAAGAACATGCAATAAATGATTTTGTAGAGCGTGTCGAAAGGGCGATAAGTCAATGACATTAGCTGAATTAAAAAAGATTCTTGATGCTACAGGTTATCCTGTGGCTTATTCGCATTTCATAGCAACACCAGGCAATCCAGTTCCAGCGCCACCTTATATCTGTTTTCTTGTGGACGGTTCAGCAAATTTAATGGCTGATAATAAGGTGTATCACAAGATAAATGATTTAAATATTGAGCTTTATACAATTAAAAAAGATTTAGTTGCTGAAGCCAAATTAGAACAAGTCCTAGACGATCATGATATTCCTTATGAATCGTATGGGACTTTTATTGAATCTGAAAAAATGTATCAAAAAATATATGAAACGAGGTTGATGTAAATGAATGAAAACAAGGTAACATTCGGTTTAAAAAATGTACATTATGTACCATTAGATACTAAGGATTTTTTAGTTAAATTCGGGACACCAATTCCATTACCTGGTGGAGTTGAACTAACTTTTGAGCCACGCGGTGATTTAATTGAATTCTATGCAGATGACATGCTTTATTACGCGGCAAGTAATAACCAAGGTTACGATGGAGCGTTAAATATTGCTACTATCCCAGAGCAATTTGCTATTGATGCACTTGGTGAGGAATTAGACGAAACGGATGGCGTATTAAATGAATTGGCTGATGCAAAAGGGAAACCATTCGCATTATTATTTGAGTTTGATGGTGATGTGAACGCAACCCGTCATGTTATGTATAACTGTTCAGCAAGTCGTCCAACGATTGCATCTAAAACAAAAACAAGTTCTGCTGAACCAAATACAAATGAGCTGAAGTTTGTTTCTAGCCCAATTATTTTAGCGCCTGGCGGAAGACCAATGGTTAAAACGAAAACGACTGCTAAAACAACACCAGCAATTTATAACGACTGGTACAAAAAAGTATATGTAAAAACACCAGCAGCACCAAAAGGAGCGTAAGTAAATGGAAAAGACAATTACAATTGACGGTAAACAGGTTCGATTAAAAGGTACAGCAGC